AAGGACAAAGCCAAAGAGCTTGCAAAGAATGAACGCCGGAGTTTAGGAACATATATTGAAACTCTGATTTTAGAGGCATGGGATAAATGGCAAAAGACTATTTGATATGGATTTATCGAAAATAGACAATATCGAATTTGGAGAAGTCACAGAAAATGACTCACCCGACTTTGCAGATACTTACATTTCAAATGCCAATTACAACGGCGAAGAAATGACAGAATCACAATTAGACGAGATAAACGAAAACACAGAATTTGTGCATGAAAAATTAATTGAACATTTATATTGATTGTATGAAAATCTTTGTTAAAAAAACAATATCTGGCTTAGTTCCTGCATCAAGAAATGAATTTGATAAACTCCAGGATGCTAAATTGAAGATGGGGGAATTTTACGAGGTTGATATTAAGAAGAAAAGAAATGTACAATTTCACAGAAAATTGTTTGCTCTTTTTAATATTTGCTTTGAGAATCAGGATCAATTTGAAACATTGGAAGATTTGAGAGCATGGATAACTATTAAGGCAGGATACTATAAAGAGATTGAAACACCAACAGGCGTATTTTATATGCCAAAATCCATTAGTTTTTCAAAGATGGATGATATAGAATTTGAAAAATATTATAATCAATGTATAGTTGTTGTTATGCGATTTATTGGAGTTGACAAAATGGATTTAATAGAAGAAATAAATCAATTTTAGCTATGAACGAATTAGAATTATTAAACCGGCACACAGAAGTATCCGAAACAATCGGCTTTGATATTTTTAAAGATTGTGAGCCCATTGATATAATTGGACTTTATGATTTTGCCCGGGTAATTTGGAATTATGAGAAGATGGATGAACGTTTAAATGTGTAATTATGAAACCACTAAACAGAAAGAATTATGGTTCTATTCCGCACTTGTTAGGCTCTAAATTAGGCGGAACTGATAAGTATGTGCACGAGGGACAACACAAAATATTAACGGAAAAAACAAGAGATTCTAAAGATTTTGTTATAGTCACAGAAAAATATGACGGGAGTAATGTTGGAATAGCCAGAAAGGATAATAAAATTATTGCACTGACTCGCTCTGGATATTTAGCCGAAACAAGCCCATATAAGCAGCATCATTATTTTTCTGAATGGGTGCAGCGTCAAAAAGATAGATTTCATTTCATTGGAGAGGGGGAGCGATTGACAGGAGAATGGCTAATGGTGGTTCATTCAATTGAATACAAAATATTAAACGATCCATTTGTTGCGTTTGATTATTTTACGATAGACAATAACAGGATATTATATAAAGACCTTATTACAAAAACTAATTTGGCAAATATTGAAACGCCGCGTATTCTGTTTGCCGGACGACAATCATTCCCTTTGGATGTTGTCTTTGAAGAGTTGAATGGAAGCAAGCATCATCATCCCATAATAGCTAATGGCAAACCAGAGGGGGTTGTTTATAGGGTCGAAAGAAACGATTCTTTTGATTTTGCAGCAAAGTTTGTCAGATCTGATTTTAAACCAGGCATATATTGCATTGGTGTTGATGGTAATGATTTGAAATGGAATATTTCACCTGAGAACTTGAAATAAAATGAAGCCTTCTAAATATTCACATAATGGCAACAATATCATGCGCAGAATGTAAATCATTCATAACCGATGGCAGTAAAATTAAAGAAGAAATTGCAAGGGAGAATAAATGGCAAACGGGTATGCTAGGTATTTATATTTGTCCTCATTGCAGAAAGATCAGACTGTTGAAAATTATATTGATTAAAGTTAGTAAATTTTACATAATAGGAAAATGAAAAACACAACATGCCAACATAAAGATTGCGCCGAAGCGCGTTTAAAAAAACCCGGTAATAATATCCTATACTTTAAATTCTGTACCGATCATCAAATAGAGGCTAATTTAAGCAAAATAAGAGCCGATGTACAGAAAGATAGGGAAGAACTAAAAAAGGCTAAGGAATCGAAGAAAAAGACGGGTACTGAGCGTTTTTATACATCTTCTGCCTGGCGGAATTGCAGCCACTTTATACTTTTGTATTATTCTGACGATAATTTAATGGTCAGATGTTCAACATCTCCACATCTTCAGTATCATATAACCGACAAAGAAATACATTGCGGGCATTATCACAAAGCCGATCAGCACAAAGCTACTGCCTTTGAACTTAGGAATATCTGTCCTCAGTCTTATTCTGATAATGTGCATTTTTCCGGCAAGCCTGAAATTATGGCAAAGTGGATTGAATTAACACATGGTGAAGGGACATTGGAGTGGTTAGACAGAAAAAAGAATGAAACATTAAAATTAGATAAATACACCCTAGATAAAATTAGTAAACATTATTTAGGGTTATTAAACGCAGAATTAAAAAGAAGAGGAATAAAAAACCCGTGGAGAAAATGAAAAACGAAAATATTGAATACGATTTAACACCATATCCAGACGACACAACAACCGTAATATTTAGCAGATAATGGAAGAAATAAGACTATCTAAAGAGCCTGTGTGCGAAACCCACAATCTTAAAGACCTCGGATATATTGAGCGTCAGGAATGGGCAGAGAAGCAATTAAAGGCAGGGAAAAAGCAAGCACAATGTATTAAATGTGGTAGATGGTTATTCCCTTTTGAAATATAATTTCAAAACCTGATAAAAATCATATTTTTTGTTAATTGGCAGTTGTAATTTAGTGGTATATTAATAATTAAAAATTTAGCGATATGAAATTAAATGCAAAAACAGTACACGACACATTTCTTGAATGTCTATTTAAGGATGGAGAACCAACCGAAAATCATAAGTGGGGAGAAGCAGTTCGAATGAAAGTTGGTTTTAATCCTGAACGACTGAAAGAAAAAGAGCCACTTATTGAAGAACTTTTAAAAGAACTACCAAATGAATTTCAAAAAAACGGTGGTGGTGGAATGAGTTTTCTGAATATGTGTAATGACAAAAACGGAAACCAATGGGCAGATATGCACAAAACTATGGATGAGCTTGTGGCTCTTGGAACTGCAACTGATAAACTTTCATTTTTGATGTCGAAAGAAATGTGGAGTGAATTGCCCGGAGGAATGCCTTATTTAGTAGTTAATTAATCCGCAAGTTTCCGCTAAATTCTTGCGGTTTCTGCTGGATGCTTTACGAGGTGTCCGGCTTTGTGGGTGAAAGATGTTAATAATCAAAGATACATAATGATTTTGCTTTATAATCACATATTAGGAGTTATTAAATATGTCATCCATATAATCCAGACGAATATATTTGATGGATTAATATTTAATGCTCCTGATAGCTCGCTATTAACCAGACGGTCGCACCGTCCGAGATACTATTTGTCGTATGATGATTATACGAAGGTGCCGGAAGCGGCGAACGAAAGGCACCGACACAGCGAAAGCACATAGGATGTAATACTTATTTTGATTATAAAGCTACGCCCCGCACTGAGATAAATGCGGGGCTTTGGGGGTGAAAGACTGTGGGGGTGGGTGTTTTAACTAGATGTTTTGATATATGGATGAATTAAACAAAGTACATCATAAGAATTTCTTAGATAATGATATTCCAGATAAATCGGTGCAACTAATAATTGCAGATGCGCCATATTATCGTGTGAAAGGAGAGTTTGATTTTATCTGGAAAACATTTGATGATTATCTAAAGGATGTTGAAAAATGGGCGATTGAATGTAAAAGGATTTTAGCTGACAATGGGACTTTACTTTGGTATGGAGATGCTAAAAATATTGCTTATGCTCAGATAATATTTGATAAACATTTTGACCTACTGAATAGTATAGTTTGGGAAAACACAAACGACCATAAACAACAGATAAGATTTAATGAAGATTTGAGGTCATTTGCGCCGCTTACTGAAAGGATTTTAATGTATAGTAATGAAACATACAACCTAACACAGTGTATTTATCACATAAGAAACTATATAAGAGCCGAAATAACAAGTGCAAAAGGTAAAATAGTATTGAAGCATATAAATGAATCTTTAGGAGCTGCAACAAATGGTGGCGGTGTTGCTTCAGCTTGTTTAAGTTTAGACAAAGCAGAACCAACAATGCTAACAAAAGAAATGTATGAGAAGTTACAAAAATGGTGTTATCCACACTTACGCAAAGAATATGAAGACTTACGCAAAGAATATGAAGACTTACGGCGACCATTTAATAACTCCTTACATTTGGGTGATGTAATAAGAATACCAAATCTTGAAACGAGCAAATACGACCACGACACTATTAAGCCAGAGAAGCTAACAAGGATACTTATAAATACATGCAGCCGAAAGAATGATCTAATAGCTGTTCCTTTTGCTGGCTCTGGTACAGAATGCGCCATGAGCGCAAAAGAAGGCAGATCATTTATAGGTTTCGATATTGAAAAGAAATATGTTGATATGTCAAATGAGAGAGCACAAACAATATTAAGAGAACCGCAATTATTTCAAGTTTGATGCAAAACACAAACCACGATCTATCATTACCAATTCTCGAAAAAGAACTTAAAGCACTTCGAGAATACAACAGATCACCTAATCAGTTCGGTAAAGTATCAGAAGCCGGATTAATTGAGGCTATTGAGAATAAACAAGGTAAATTGTTTTAACATGAAAAACCCCGATATCGAAAGATGCAGATTTAATATTGCATTGAGTGAACGAGCTGAAAAGCAATCAATGAGGCTTATTGACAGGCTAAGGAATAACCCTATCGACCATGTAGTTCTTTGTATTAATATGGTTGTATGTAATAGGCTTAATTGAAGAGATTGTAATGTGTGTAATTAAAAGCGGTTAATATTCGTATAGTGTATTAACTGCTTTTTTATTTAAAACAAGTAATCATGAGCATTCGGGCTTTTTACTGTTTTGTTCTCTCGCCTCCTTCATGATATCACTCTGTCGTTCTCTACATTGCATCATGAATTTAAGGAGCTTTTTAGATGGGTTTTTGATGTGTAGTGTTTTCATATCTTATATTATTAGTATCCAAAGGTTAGGGCAAAGTATATCTAACATAGTTTTTCTTCATAAAAAGAAAGTATATGCACACGTATTTTAAACTTAATCTTCTCTGATTATACGCCCTTCTAAATAGCTCTTTATTTAATCTCAAATCAACTCTAAACTTTTTAAATAGACTGACCAATACTTTATATGCAAACAAGACAATCCTGTCTGTTGGTTTTATTTTGTAAGTTTGAATATAGTATGTATCAAACACATGCCGGTGTAATCTTTCGATGTTGTATTCAATTATTAATTTTAGCGTTTTCATTTTAGTTTTATTTATCTAAGTTAACATTATTATCCGGTAATCTGAAAAGGTTTGAGGTAAAAGGTACACAAAATAAGTCCCCCTATATCCCCCTAAAGACATAGAAAGCAGTTTATAATGCGTACCGCTATCATCCGTATAAACTTTAAGGAATCGGCTTTTTGGCTCATAGCGGAAAACAAGTCCCCAGAAATCACGCTATGATTTAAACACTCAATCTTAATTCGACTCGTTACTTTTTAAAGTGTTTGCAATTCCATCACTGTGATTATGTGATGGGCGTTAAGGCGGTCTTTGAACTGTTTCCATTTTGGAAATAGTTGATGCCTGATATATTAAACAAGAAAAATCCGACCACGTTAAGACTAGCCACAAGAAGCTACGTGTCGGATTTAATATGTAATTAAAATAATGTTCAATATTCATCTTGTGGTTTTTGAGGCGCGTCTTAATTCACCTGTATTAACCACAAAGATAGTTGATTGTTTTGTTTAATCAAAGTTTAAGTGTGTAATTTTCCACCGCTCAATTCACATAGAAATTGCATTACTTTTTCAAGCTCTGGGTTTCTAAAAGCACCGGATAAATAATTAACAGGATTATTTAGATTGTGTTTATTGCATTGGATATGTTCGTCACATGCTTTTGATGTTAAGAAAGCGTTACTATATACGTCAATTTCTTGCACGTTATATTTTGAAAATCCTTTATCTTCTAAGAGTGAATCAATATCATATTCAGAAAGACTTTCATATTGTTTTCTAATCTCTTCGTGGGAGTGAAGCCCAAATGCATTATCATGCGCCCATTCGCATAACCATTCAATTTTTTCGTCTAATCTTCTAACTTCACATTCATCTTCATTATTATATAACACCTCGTCGCCAGAACCTTCATGCGCTGGCATTTCCTTTTTTTCTTGTATCTGAAAGATATATGGCATGCGTGTGCCTCTATGATCTTGCGTATTCAATTCTTTTGACAAGTTCATTAAAAACTCATGCATTTCATCTGATAATTCAATTGTTTTCATAACTCAATCTTTACCAATTAATACTAATTTATCAAGCCCATAAACGAGCACTTTTGTTTTCTTGTGCACAACTACTATAATCATCTTTTCAGGCGAATTATAGTTGCCTATGCTTGTTATTGTCCCGGATTTGTTTGTTCCTGGGATTAGTGCTTTTTGTTTTAGTAGGTTTTTCATTTATTTAAGATTTATTTTCTTTTAGCCATTCATTGAATTGTTCGATGTTTCTTTTATCGAAGAGACAATCGCGGCAATCTACTTCTTGAGTCAAACAGTGTGCTTCGCCACATAAATAATCTTGCGTATCATTGCTTATGTGAGGTACATTCAATCCTTTAAATTTTTTCATAATCTATATTTCTATTGGTTCATCATCCCATGTTAGGGTTTTACCTGTTAGTTTTTTGATCGACCCCTTGGATAGCTTCACATAGCTATGTCCCCTATAACAACACCAGCACCAATCAGTTTTCTCTGGGATATTCTCAAAAATCCACTCATTCCCATCTTTATCTACTGCTAACCATGCCATAATTAAAAATATTACAAGTTATTACTTAATCAATAATTCAAAGAAGACAATTGACAAACACATACCTGACAAACACATAAACATCTTACCCCAAGTGCCATCAATCTTAATACCCATTGCAAGGCATACCATCATTATTATTATAAACTTTACTACTGTGCCCATATCATTTATTTTTTTAATTAAACATACCACAAATTTCGGGATAATCTTTTTACTAAACTATGATATTTATCAGGTTTTTTGAGTTTTTAATGTTGTAGATTTGTGTATATTAACGGCATAAAATTATATAAGATGACAAACTATGATTTATTAAAAGCATTTGAAGCCCTACCAAATGATGTTGAAAAATGGAAATGGGTTAAGGCTCACCAAATAACTGGAATTATAATCAAACTTGATAATGACGATACGTTTGGAACGTTACCTGATCCAGACGATAAAGATGATGTGCTTATATTTCAGTTTAGTGACTATATTGGATATGGAGGTGTCGAAGAGTTATTGAAGGCTTATGGAATTAGATCAGAGGGTGTGTAAGTTTTTAATTACGTTTCCGTAAATATGATAAAATATTAATAGAAAGGAGATGTTATGAAATAGTTTAACGTAAATCACACACAAGGAAAGCCGGACTAATAACCCGGCTTTTTTAGTTGGATAGAAGGGATTCGAACCCCTATAGCCTAAGCGACAGATTTACAGTCTGCTGATTTAACCAATTTACCATCTATCCAGTATGCGGAAGGTAAAGGAATCGAACCCTCAACCGTAAAGTTGGTACGGTTTTCAAGACCGCTTAAGCACCATTGCTTACTACCTTCCATTTAGAGGTGATAATTGGATTCGAACCAATGACTTTCAGGGTTGCAACCATCTACCTTAGACCACTCAGACATATCACCATTGCGGAAGACAAGAGAATTGAACTCTCACCGCCATTATAGCGGACCTGTTTAGCAGACAAGCGCAACGAACCAATATTTGCCTATCTTCCGTTTGTACTCCGAGTCGGACTTGAACCGACAACTCTCAGGTCTTAAACCTGATGCCTCTACCAATTGGGCTACCGGAGCAAATAAAAAAAAGCCTCCCGAAACTAATCAAGAGGCTTTAAAATATCTTTATTTTGTATAATTTAAACAATACAATGCCTCTTGTTATTTATTGATAAATAACTTAAACAAGACGAGTTGTATGTGTTTACTGTTTTCATATAATACAAATGGATATATTTTTATCCGATAAAGCAATTCTACTTAACCTTCTTATACTTCACCACTTCAACGGTTCCGCAATCACTTTTTGCAATCATATTGTTTTCTTTCTTTCCGATTCTTAATCCAAACAATAGTTTTACCGGCTTTCTTCTGGTATAGTCAAGTATTGAAATATTTGTTTTAAATCCTGGATTAATTACATTCAAATGGAACTTGTCATCAAACAGCATTGAGGCAGTAAAATAGATGCATCCATTATTAAACTCGTAGTTTCTTTTAATTACCTTCTTTTCGGGCTGAATTACGTCCGTATTTGAACTATCTGCTACAGTGATGTATATTGTGTCAACTTCTGGTTTAAGCTCCGTTATTTGAATGCTTTTGTATCTTAGTATTATGTTTTCAGCTTCATTTAGATTACGATCTTTTATGTTGTATTCGTCCTGGAGGCTGGCGATTTTTGCTAATTGCTTATCGCTATTCTCTTTCTTTAACTTTTTGAGCTCTGATAATGTAAGATTGACAACACGAATAGAATCATTTGCAGATATGTAGTTGTCCGACATTCTTACATAGGCCTTGTGTTTGTTCCGGTAGCTTCTATACAATACGGTATTACCTATAATTGACAGTATAAAAAGTATTGCTAAAACTGTTTTGAGTTTCATATTTTTAAGTTTTAATTATTTATAATGATTCAATATAGGTAAACATTTTGTAATGATTATAATTAATTATTAACCAAATGCTTAATCCTAAACTCTGAATTTCATTATGTTATGTTTTTATAAATTAACAAATGTTTACATTTATATAAACTTTGTTAAATATATTATTGCTAATGTTCCCAAAACTATCATGAATAACCACCATTGGATATCATGCTTTCTCATTATTCTGAAAAGAAGTTTGTAAGAAACTTCCCTAATACCCCTATGCCTAAACTAATATATGCCAGTACATCATTTCCAGATGCTATTGAGGCACTTGTTATTGTTGTTGATACTGCTAATAGTCCATCACCTAAACGCCTCATATTTTTTGGCGTTGGCTTCATGTAATTTCTTTGTGAAAAATTCATATCATTTATTTTAAATTAACTTGATATTGTTAATGTATATTTATCCGTCAATGCTTCTAATTCTTTTCTTGTTCTTACTGAGTCAGTAACATCTACTAATCCGTCTTTGTTTATATCAACTAAATTTAACCCTATTAATTGACACCCTAAAGTATCGGTTAAATAGTTTCCGTTGTGCTGTAAAATATCGGTTCTGCTTGGTACGTTTAGGACATGAAAGCAATTGCCATATGTGGGTGATATGCTTTTTTCAACTTCATATTCTCCTTCTGGAATACAGCTTATGAAAGGTTCGTTATTTATATTTGGAGGCTCTAACATGTGACATTTAAATATTAATTTGTCACCATCGAACATGTGAAATATGCCTGTCGTTTGATGTAGTCCATATGTGCGAAGTAATGTTGCTTTCATTGTTTAAGTAGCTTTATATAATCTTTCAGATCTTGGAATCTAGTATCTTGGCTTGCACTAAATGTTTCAAATTTACCATCAAAATATTTTTCTAATTTTTCTAATTTATCATCTTCTGCATCTGCATGGGTTTTTATTGCATCATCAGTGTGCTTTATTGCTATATCATGATATTTATCAACATAAATTGTTGATGCTGCGTTTTCAATTTTAGTTTCTTTTTTGATATACCCGCTAGCGGTAACCGTTGCGGCAAAAGCAAACATAGCAGATATAAAAGTCATTAATAAATAGACTTTCCAGTTTTCCTTAAGATTGTCACCCATTTTTTATAATTTTTTAAACACAACCCCATAAATGCAAACAATGTATATCCTGCAAATACATATCCAGAAAGTTTGCTATCTACACTCACCATATATTTTTCATAACTTAGATTGCATAAACTTAATTCATATCCAGCCCTTGCAAACAATATTAAAGATGCTATAATGTAAAATATTCTCGATAACTTACTACTACCGATAATATCATCAATCGATATGGTTCCTAACGCAATGAATATAGAAGAAAACCAAAAGATACTCCACCCAATATTTTGGGGCGGAGCTTTGACATCAAATAAAAACCATGCAAATAATAGGTATATAAAGCCTATGAATTTAAACATCTTTTTCTTTTTTGTCTTTCTTTTCTTTTTCAACAGTTTCGACAGTTTCAACTACTGTTTTTTCGTCTCCATCTGTTGGTTTTTCTGGATGTGTTGGCATAATAATAAATTTAAAAATTAAACAATATCATAAAGATAACCGTTTTTTCTTAATCTCCTTAACTCGCAATACGATAAACCAAATTATTCCGGGTGAAAATAATATTGCCGCTAATACTAATGTTTCAATAACAAACTTTTCCATAATTTTTTATGTCAAGTTACGATAATTTATATTAAAGACCTAAAGCGTCTAATAGCTTTTGCTCTTGAATCTTACGCAATTCAATATCATTAAGTTCATCCTGTATCGTATTGTATCGTTGTTTCAGCTTATTTAACCGGCTAACTTTAGATACAGAGTCCACTTCTGCATTATTTTTGATAGATATATATTGAGCTCTTAACGGAACAATTGCATCCTCACAGTTTACTGAGTCCTGAACTAAATTCGCAATTTTAATAGATACCTGACCCGGTGTTGATACTCCGTTTTGTCGATATACTTTTTTAGTATATTTCTGATAATGGATATAGTCACTACCATCAATAGTGGATACTGAATCAAAAACATTTAAGTATTCTCTTTTCTGTTGAGCCTGGGAGCCTAGCACCCAAAACATCATAATTATTATAATTGTGTTTTTCATAGTCTTTTTATCTTCCGATCATATACCAATTAGTGCCATCTGATTGTATTGATATTATAGATCCTGTTGGTATACTGGTAGATGCCACTCCTACCTGATTAATGTAGCTCGTTATTGTGGCGATTGATGCCTGATTAGTTATATTATAAATCCTACCTGTTGCAGATACTGCGCTAGGTAGCGTAATAGTTACTGTTGCGCCTCCTGTTATTATTAGAGAGTAATCAGTTGCATCAAGAGTAGTGCTTGCGGTGGTTATTCTTATTTGGGCAGCAACCGCTCGCTCCATTTTAAATTCCTCAAATACACTTACAGAAACCCCATCATTAAAATCCATCATTAAATTGTCTGGTCCCGTATCTCCTGTAAAAATACCAAAATCCCCTTCTCCTATATTCTTAAGTTCGAGGTAGCCATCAACCTCATTGGTCAGTATCAATTTTTCATTGAACCCAGTAATTTTTACACTTCCTTCAATTTCCAATGTATCCCCGTCGTATGTTAATTCGCTCTCAGCAACAATAGCACTTGTTCCATTCCCCGTAAGAAGGGAATTTGACGTTAATGTTGAGTTTCCTGTTCCTCCACTTGCAACATCTAATCCTGATATTGAAATGGACGTGTGCGTATGTCCGGGATTTGCTTCTGATGTTACATTGCCTCCTGTTATTATTCCTGTCACATCTACACCGCCAGCATTAACTTCCATTACAAGTGTTCCTCCATTGACGGCCATTGAGCCATATCTAAACCTAGCGATAGTATTTGTACTAGAAGTACTAACCGCCCCTTGCTGAACATGAAGAGCAGGAGCAGTAACAAAATTTCTAGCCAGTAGATTATAATCGACATTATCTGAATTAGACCTAAAAGCGTCAGCCGTTAAGATACCTCCGAATGTTCCACCACCCGATAAATCAAGCGATGTTGCCCATGTTGCGTCTGCTGTTATTCCTGCGCCCGTTAGGATAGTGTTTAACGCCCCTAAGCTGCCAACTTTGAAAGGATTTAGCTTTAGTTCGGTTCCTCCTATTTTGTAAATTCCTGATAAATCCAAATCCCCATTAAAATAACCATCTCCATCGACTCCGAATAGCTCTGAACCTACGGGGACATTTAATCCTACCAATACGACACCATTATTTCTAATAACAATTCGGCTTTCTAAATTAGTTTTATCATATATTGAGAATCCATTAGAAGAAACACCAGGAACTCCTGCAATTATCATATATTCTTCATTTGCTGTTGTGTTCTCTACCATAAATCCTTTAGTGTTAGTCACTACACCAGAGTTTAATGCCTTTACTAATCCTGCAAATATGTTATCCCCTATTCCGTCAACGTTTATTACTTCATCTACGGTTAGGGTGCCTGTTAAAGTTGTATTTCCAGTATTGTCAATTGATAGCCTTTCTTCCTCTGTTTCATCACCCGATGCGGTAAATATTCCAAATCTAAATGTTTTGCCAGTCGCACTCTCCGAGATAATTTTGATTGCCGCTGGCTTATGTTGTGCGCCCGAAGATACGTCATTGGTTCGAAATAATATCTCATTCTGAACATTTCCTGTGGTAGCAGCCTCCCCCTCATCTTCAAACCTTAATGTTTTACCCAGAATTATCAATGAATCTCCTGATATTACCGCATCATTCCCAATATTAACAGTACTAGACCCAGAGCCAATATTAATATCAGTTGCATTTGATGTGTATAGGCTTGCTGTTGCTGATGTGGTTGTTAGATTACCACTATTTGCTGCTATGTCACCAGCAACTGTAAATTTCCCATCTAAAGTAGCATTCAATATTCCTGTGCCTGAATTAAACATATTGAATGTTCTGTCAGCAGTTGAGTTTATATCTAACTCTGGATTAGCAGCATTATTACGCAGTGTTGTTGTAGCGTTTCCTGCACTTGTGAATAAAGTTATCTCTCCTGTTGTTGTTGCGGATTCTCCAACATTAATCACGCCTCCATCAACATCCATATTCCCAACCGTCATATCCTGAGCAGAAGTATTTCCATTAGTTAAAACATCATCTAATGTCGGATTTGCAGATGATGTATTAGCCACGACTTCATCAAATTTTGCTTTACTCATTACACCCGCCCTGGATGTTGATGCAGGTTGTAAAGTTGCATTAGTACCGTCACTTGAATTAACATCAACGGTTGTAGTGGTAGTTGTTCCTTCGCTTAGATTAGTAGTAACATTACTTACTTTTGCATTATTCGTCTCTATATTTGAAACTAATGTCGAGGTCATGTATCCGGTTTGTGCATTCGTAGCAGCCCTATTGCTGATATCCTGTCCTATGATGGACATTCCTCCTGTAGTGGCGGATGCGTTCAGTGTAACGTCTCCTGTGTTGGTGTTGGCTAGGTTGTTTCCTGTGATATCTCCAGCAGCAACCAGATCATTGCCTATATTTACTGTGCTAGATGCCTTCCCTATATTAATAGTAGTTGGGGTCACGGCGAATAAATTACCTGTTGCGGCAGATGTTAATATATTACCATCTTGTACACGTAAATTCCCATTAATATCAAATTTTGCAGAAGGGTTAATCTCATCAACGCCAATATTTCCTGCATTATCAAAAAACATTCTATTACTATTAGTACCCCCTACATCTATAACTAAGTCACCTCCGGCTGTACCTCTTATTCCTTCAAATGTGCTTCTAAAATAAATGCCTTTTGTTGTTTGTAGTTGGATGTCTCCACCTATCGTTGCTCCGTTAGTTACTGAGAGGGAATCAGTTAATGTCCAACCAGTAACGGTCATATTTCCGCTTCCATCAACTTCAACATTTTTATATTCTAAATTAGCCTCGCCGCTACCAACCCCTATGAGCTTATTCGCTGAACCTGCTTTAGACGCTGGTGTATCCGTCAATCCATCCCATGTCCCTGCCACTCCTGCGCTGCCTCCTCCGCCAGCATATCCCGGTTCATTGCCTTGTATATTGGTAGTACTAAAAACAGACCAAGTACCACCGGATGGATTTGAATGAGTCATTACTGTTTCAGTTGTGAATCCAGAAAATGATCGCATAGTATAAGGTATTTCTGTGACCTTAAACCCGCTCACGTCTGCTTCTGCATCTGCCCCATTTGAATATGACCCATTCGGTAAATTAACCCACATATGGGAAGGCTCACCAGTTTTATTCTGTGAAATCCAAAATACCCATGTCCATGCCCTACCGGCTAATGAAGATCCGGTTGCATCAATTAATACTTCATTTAAGTCAATAATAGCCGTATCTGGATGATCGGGATAGTTAAGTACATAAATACTATCACCAATGAACATATCCATTGCGTCCAATACTTGTTCGTTTGCTTGTGACCAATTGCCTTGACCAATTGCATAGGTAACTGTATCAGCTAATCCGCTTGCTGGTCTGACTGTTACTGTTCCATTAGATCCATTGATATATTTTAAATTTCTTAATCTCTGCCAATTGCCTATCTGCGCTATTCTACCTCGCATGGTTGTTGTATTCGCAACATAATCATTATAATTTTGAATACCTTTTAATCCATTTGTCTGTGTACGTGCTGCGCTCCATGCATCTGTTTTAGCAATAGATTTATATTGAGTCCCAATAGGAAAGTAACTTGTGCTTGCAGTTAGATTTCCTGTTGATTGTGGGATATAAATATAAGATACTTGGGAATTATTGTTAGTGCCAGGGGGAATAGTTACAGTCGTTGGTACTGATATTTTTGAAAATCCATCACTCCACCGCACAGTTAAATAATCTTTTCCATCTGAACTTTCTAGTGTACCTGTTATTGTCGTTCCATTTGAAGCCGATGTAAAATCAAAATTTTCTACAATATTAGCATTATTAATATTGTGCATTATATCATCAATTTGACCTTTAGGATTAATAAATATCTTTCCTGAATCATTATCAACTGTATGGATAAACCCAATTTCATATTGGAAATTTGGAAATATGGGAATAGTAGTTGTCCAATTTTTGCCGCCCTGTAGAGTATCAACATATACCCTCGCTCCTTCAGTTTCTCCGGTAGTAGTTAGTGATCCTACTGTACCGTATGTTGTTAAAAATCCAAATGTCCCGGATTCTACACTATGCGTCAACATACCTATGGCGTCTGCTGTCATAAAATCTCTATTATGAGCAATAGAGACTGTAGGAAATCCAGACGATGAACCACTGATATATACTAATATTCCATTTGCAAAAGTTGATCCATTATTATTTTTGATTTTTAGCCACAATTCTTGGCCCATTTGCATGGCAATATCAACTTCATCATTATAGAATCTTAATACCCCGTTAATTGTATCAACATCAACTTTGTAAGGATTATGGCCAGTCGTTATTGCATTTCGATTTAGGAATAGTGAATCTAATGGCTGTGCAAATACATTATCATCTACGTATTTTTTTGTCGCTGCGTCTTGATCGGCAACTGGATCGGATACATTTTTAATATTAACTGTCCCGTCGCCATTTGGTCGCATCAAAGTGGACTGAATACCATTATTGTATAGCGTCATACTATCTCTTAATGTTAATTCATCAACCTCAATGTTCTGAGAGAATAGATTAAATGTCAATAACATCAATCCTATTAATGTCAATAGCTTTTTCATTTTGTTTTATTTATATTTCTTTTGAACAACATTGATATCTAAAGTCACGCCAACCCCAACGATGGTAAAATAGAGAATAAATGAATTTTCATATTGTGCTAAAAGTTTTAAATATTCTCTATCTAATGTATATACAGGATTTGCCGTTGTTATTGTTTTTGGGCTTGAAACTTCATCGCCCGATACTGTTGTCCCGACTTTAACCGTTCCACTTGTTCCGGTTTTTAAAACAAACATTAAAGTATCAGGTAAATAATTTTGTGTTATTGTTAATTGTTGATTCCCTGCAACATCTTCTAAATTTAGGAATGTAATATTTTGCATATCTTCTGGTATTGGCTCAGGTAATTCGCCACTATCGTCTGAATTGACACCCGGCGTTTCAAACTCTGAGCAAATTAATGTAACTTGTTTTGATGTAGTACTTCCAAATCGTTCAGATGTTAATTCTTCTCCCGTATATCTGATGTCATTGATATAAAAGAAAAATAAAGATTGAGATAATACTAATTGTCTTACAATATATTCGGGTATTTCTCCGGTTGTAAATTCTCCATTAAATGTTGTAGCCGAATATGTTTTTTGTTTTTTGTTTTGATTGTCGTAAATATCCTGGTCGGTTTCATCTTCTCCATCTGGTATTCGCGCGACAATATTAACAAAGTGTCTGATTCCCGTTGAATAATCTACGAATTCCGTGCTTGTTTCATTGAAGTAATCAAGTCTCAATATGTTTTTGTGCGATGTCTCAACGTCGATAGGCTCACTTTCGTATTCTACTGAGTCTTGAACAGAATCAGTTCCATTTACAAATATTGTAAAATTGCCGTTTGTATCGAATATATATGTAAATTCCCATGTCGAATAATTTGTATAAACCTCTTTTTCGGTTACGGATATTGGAGTGCTCGAATTGTCTGAGTTATCGACTATTCTAGCCGTTACGGGGTCGTCAAAATCTGTCCTTATTTGAATAGTTACCTTGTTTCTATCATCGGTGCTATCGCTATTGATTAATTGACAATAAGGCTTTATAATCAATCCCACTTGCTCACGTTCGCTGTGTAGTTGATTGTTATAATTTGGCAATAAATCATTTCTTATCGCAAATCGTAAACTATTATATGGCGATATAATAAAGCTCATGATATTGTTTCTTTAAATTCCAAATTTACTAAATTTATGACATTTATCATATTTCTATTGGTGTTACGTATTCACTTATCTCTACTCCTGTTAATCTTCCCTTGCCACTTTGGCCTCCTGTTTGTACATCTTGAATCCAAATATATTTATAATCGTCATTAGTATTCATCCTCCATTTTACCAATCCTAAATACTTCTGTTTAGTTTCTCCAGCGAAAGTGTCATTTAATACATCAATGACATCTTTATTAATAGGTAAATCAAATTCCCATTGTATTGCAGTTAGGTATGGTTCATCCAAATCATTTATCTGAACATCTGCATTTTCAACAACTGGCACTGTTTCAGTGTCTTTTTGTGTTGATAATGTGCTGTTTTTATCAGATGTGTTAAACCTTATAAATTTACTTAAGTTGTTTTCAAGTGCTGCCCTTATCTCTGATCCGTGATTTCTTAGATTTCTGGCTGGTGTTATGTCGAGATTCATAGAATTATCGCCATCGATTGAATTTTCAATAGATGTATATCCTTCATTTGTTTTTGCCTTGTACTGAGCCTTTCCAAAATAGACATCATCCAAAACTAATCCCTCAGTGCTAACCATTTTAAAACTTATAGTTCCATCTTCAGGTATATCGTCAGCTATTAATGAAAATGTTCTAAATGATTGCAATTCTGTTTCTTCTGTTGGGGGTATATTGGCGTCGTAATAGATAAATGTTTCTGTCGTTATTAACCATGTGCCATCTGATTGTAGATAATAAACATTTGCTCCGGCATTTAATTTAATGGAAAAGAAAGGATTAATAACAGCATCCCCTATATTCTCATAGCTGAAACTAATATTTAATGATTCTGATTGCGCGACCATTGCAATATCTTGTTTTATCTGTGCAAATCCGGCAAATCCTGATACAAAATAACATCTATTAGAGTTTAATATAAGTTTTCTTAAAACAACAGTAGTTCCCAACAAATCCCAATCATCAGGGGTGTTATCATCTGTCCAGCTTTCAAAATCCCCATTTATAACAAATGTCGTATTCTTGATAAGAGTGATTAGAAAATTACTCGTATCATATCGCGTATCGTCAGTTGGAAATTCTGATTTACTTTTAGCCCTTGCGTTGTTTATTGCTTGCTGATCTGCTCTTGCAATAGACACAGCATTATATTCATTACTTACAACAGATATAGGTGTACTAAAACTTGATTTCTGATTATACTCAAACAAACCATCTTTTTGCTCATATTCTGCCTTGCTGTACCCTATTGATATCCTGCTTACTATATTTGTTTTTAATGTCGATTCTGTTACATTCGCCGCATTGTCAATAGTTAATACAATTCTATCATCAAAGAAGTATCTTTTTTCTTCTAATCTAATATTATCAATGCCTCCTATTTTCTCAATCCCTACACCTATAGGCCTTATACCAAAAATAGTTGTGAATATATCTTTAAATCCTAGCGTTATCGGCGATTCATCGCGTGTAAATTGCCTTATTCTTTCGCCATTTGTTATTAAAATGTTTCTTAGTGCTCCGTCTGACGCATAACTTCGCGGTTCTGAATTTGTGCCTCCTAAAAGTTCAGAATAAAGTGGAATGTCGGTATTTGATATTATCTGTAAAAGCCTGCTTACTAATTCATGAAGCAACATTCCCGACACCTCTATCTCTGGCAATGCGTCAACATTTGCCGCAGTATCCACTCTGGCAAGGTAGGGGGGCAAACTTTCAAATACTGTGACTAATCCACCTTCTACTGACAATATAAAATAGTCACCATCTGAAACGGTATCGAATAATTCTCCATCAGGATTATTATATGAAAGATTTTTAGTTGAAGGAAATGGACTTGTTCCGGTTATGGATGCCAATATATCAGTGCCTGGATTTTGCTGAATATCTGATGAATTATAATGCTTTAATCTTAAATTAATGGTCGGATCAAAGCTCTGTATTTCAAAATCCGTATCAAAATTAATTGTGATTAGCAAACTATTCACTGATGAAACAATATAAAAAGCTCCATCTATGCTATCCGTCACGGTAGAGTCAATAACCGAAACTACGTTATCATCTTCGCTTGATGTTATTGTTAATGGTGCTGCGTGTTTGTTGTTTTGAATGGGTGCATTTGCTGATGTTAACGCCCCAAATAAATTGATAGGTTTTGCCGGAAGAGTTATAAACACTTCTTCATTGGTGAATCCTGAAATTTGCAAACCGTCCAGGCTTTCAAGTTTTGATAATTGAGGTTTATCTGATTCTCTGTTTTTAATGGTGTTCCAAAAAGAAGAATCTACAATATTTATATCAACGCTTTTACCATCGTTCCCATTAATATATTTAGCTTTTACAAAATCAAAACTTCCCTGAAACCTTAAAAATTCTTCATTCCCATTGTCAAAATCTTCCTCGTATTGCTTAAATGTTGCAGAACTTTCAAACCCTGTCTGGGTTTTTATATCTCTCAACAATTGTGCTCCGGTTCCTTTAAATGTAAGATTATTTGCAGCGAATTTTCTAAAAATACCTTTATATGTATCAGATCGAGGAAATACACTTTCGCTATCCTTCCATCCGCCCGGTGCATCAACATCCCTGTTCTCTAGGTTCGGTGTCTCTATCCTATATCTGAATTTCCCCATTAGTTGAGATATTGATTTTTATATGATTGAGATATAGCTCTATTTCTTTGTTGTTTATCCATTCTTATAGCTCTGACTATTTTATTTGTGTTCTTAACGCCTTGCCTCTGTAATGCTACCGTATCAAAGTTTATATTATTGACCTGTTCGCCACCTCTCATTATTGCTTCTGTTTCTTTGTTGTTATGAACAGTTGCGCCTTTGAATTTATTACCTGAAAATAATGTATCTTTTTCTGCCATATATGATTCTCCCGACTTTGTTACTACCAATTCTCTAGCTGCCATTCCTGTTGGTGAATCTCCGGCTATAAATGTATCAGGTGTCCCTTTTTTACCTTTGTAAAATTTAGGGATGGGCTGTGCCAGAACCACTGCCGCTTGGATTACTCCGGCTGCTATGATTCCAGGTATAACAAAAGGAGCTAATACACCTGTTTGTGCGAGTGCTTTAGTTACTGCGACTGCGGTATTAATGGCAATGTCAAATAATGATTGAAGTTTATTTGCTTTCGCCGCTTTTACTTTTAATTCATTACTTTTCTTTTCAAAGTCGGATTCTATTTTAGCCCTTTTATCTGCATCATCGCCAGCCGCTAATAATCTTCTGTCTCTTTCTTCTTCTAGTGCTACACGCTCTCTCTCTATCCCACCACCAATAAGACTTGACAATGCATCTGCTCCCACTTGTGCAAGTTCTAATTTTGCATCAAAATTTTGTCGATCTAGTTCTTTCTTTTTTTCTGCTTCTCCTTCGGCTAATTTAATACTTTCGTCTGCGGCTTTCTTTTCTTCTTTTGATTTTTCTTCTAAAAACTTTATTGTTTGATCCAGACTTTTTGCATCTTCTTTTACTTGCTGTTCAAATGCTAAAGTATCCAGATCGGCGGCAGCTTTTAATTCATCATCTGCAAATTCTGCATTTTCCTTAAGAAATTTATCTGACGCTCTTTTATTTTCCTTTGCTGTTTTTGCGTTTGCTTTTTCTGTTGCCGATTCTTTTTCAATTCTTGTTTTTTCTGCTGCATTTTGTTTAGCGGTTTCTGCTGCTAAAACTGCCGCTTCTTCTATCGCAGTTTGTTCTTCTCTCCTTCTTACGTATTCGTCCCATAAATCTACCGATTGTTTAAGTGAGAAACCTATCCCTTTTAACCCTTCAAGTGCTATTCTCTCAACATCTGCCAATCCCAATTCGTCAGCATCAAATAAATCTAATGTATTTATTAATTCCTGAAATCCTTCAGATGTCTTTTTAACAGTGTTTATAACATCGCCAGAAATTAATTTGTCAAATGTGTTTTTGATCTTAGTAGCCTCTTCATCAATTCTCGTAAAGTCTTTTACAACAGATGTAAGTCCCTGTACTACTTTTCTGAAAAATCCAATATCACCAAGTGATAATACTAATCCATCCCATGCACTTGCAAGTAATGTAACATCCCCGGCCATATTGTCCAGCTGAGTATCTACAATGCCCTGTAATTCATCTTGAACATCTATTAATCCATCTCTCAGCTTTTCTGCGCTTTCGGCTCCTTCTAAAAATCTATTAAACGCTGCTACACTTCTCTTATCTGTTAAGTCAAGTGTCTCATTCAATGATATTCCTTTGTTTCTTAATTCAATCAAAGCAGGAATTAATTCATCAAAACTCCTGACGCTTCCACCTAATGCTTTGGCTAATGTGCCGCCACTATCTGCTAAGTTTAGTAATATATTTCTCGTTGCTACAGATGCTTTATTTGCCTCAAATCCTGCATCTCTTAAATTTCCTAATAATGCGACTGTTTCTTCAATGCTAAATCCAAACGCTTTGGCAACAGGCGCAACATTTGATAATGAGCTTTCAAAGTCCTGAAATGTTAATGCGCTTTTTGTTGTTGCCACTGCCAGAACTGATGCCACCCTACCGGCTTCAGACGCATCCAATCCAAATGCTCTCAATGCAGAACCGGCAACTTTTGCCGCTAATGATAAATCGCTTTCAGTTGCTGCCGCTAAATCTAAAATGGCTTTTGTAGATGCTAATATTTCCGGCTGTGTGAATCCTAATTTCGCAAGTTCTTTCTGTAATCCTGAAACTTCTGAGGCTGTGAATTTAGTAACTCTTCCAAATTCCAATGATGCCGCCGTAAGGTCTTTTATTTCATCGGTATTCGTTCTAAGAATTGCGGCTAATTCTGACTGAGCCTTTTCAAATTTAACAACGGTTTTAAATGAACTTGTCAATACTTTAGCAAATGCCGCAACGCCTCCGACCAATCCAAATGCACCTAATAATGATTTTGCAGACTGTTTAATTGAATCAGTGTAACTTCCTACCCCCCGTTGGCTCCTGCCTATTGTTTTATCAAGTTTTTTTAATTCAGCATCTTGGCGCTGAATTGTTGCTGTTAATTCTTTACCTCTTTTACTTGTTTCCCTCTCTGTTTCGCTTAAGGCTTTGAACTTGGCTATATTTTTACTCAAAGACAGGCTAATAGCATTATAGGAGCCTTTAAGTGCGCTATTGGCTAAAACTTCCTGCCTTGTCGCTTTTGTAGATGCTTTCGCGGCCTCCGTTTTGGCAATAGTAGCTTTTTGAACTTGTTTGTATGCTGCAGTTACCTTTATTTCTGCGGTTTCCATTTGCTTATCTAATTTGATAAGCTCCCTGGTTGTTGCATCTAGTTTTTTGGCGGCTGTGTTATTTTCGGTTTGTGCTTTTTTTACACTTTCAATCGTTGCTACATTTGATTTTAATAAATCATTGAATTTCTGAACTGTCTCCAATAACCTATCAAGAGTCTTATCCGTATCTTGGAGTCCTTCGTTAAACTTAATGATTTTGTCTATCTCTTTATTGCTCAGTATATCGTCAATCTCTGGCATCCTCTTTAGGTTTTTTGGTGTTCATTTCGATTAACTGTCTTTCCAATGCTAAAAAATGCAATAACTTTGTTCTTTCATTAAATGACTGTGGAGTCTGTAAATAAACACGTGCAACTTTATCGCCAAATGTGAATTTCTTTTGCGGTTCAGGCGTTTTATTATTTGGGTTTTCTTCCGGAAATGTTTCTATAAATTTATCATATCTTCTCTCAATCTCTTTGTCTAATCGCTTGACATCTTCGGCGGTTTTTATTTCATAGCCTGTAATCTTTTTAACCGCTTCCAGATATTTATTCAGTTTTGAATTATGCTTTTTATACTTTCTTTTAGCCCAATTCAAGATAGATATAGAGCGAGGCAAAAAACTCATATTGACAGCTATCCCGGCTCTTGCTATTTTTAATTCTAAGTTTTTACCCCTTATTATCTCCTTCTCTTTTTCGTGTCTCAGATTATCACTGCTATCCTCGCCATTAATTTTATCAAATATCTCACGTGTTAATCTTTCCCTTTCTTCCGGCCACCATTTTATAGGAAACGGATTATACCACTTTTTCAAATGTTTTGCATCGTCTTTTCTTTCGAGTTTGAAAACATCTCCTAATATAATATCGTAAATGGTTTTTATCATCTGAAAACTGCTCTTTTATAACTTCGCCCTATTGCTTTGTTTGTTAATCCTTTCGCCTCTGACTGGTCTTTCTTTGGTATTCCAAAAATTGCCTTTCCGTAATCATCCTGCAATATGTTTGTTTTCTCATCATCGCTACCTATCAAATATTTGGGAAAGTTTACATCTAAAAACATATTCTTCTGGAACTCCCCACTTAAAAACAAATCTGGTTTTGATTTATTTTGTGCTTTTGCGTATGCCGGGGTTAAAAGTATCGATCCTGTTGATTGGTGAATTAACGCATTATCATTTGAATCACGACTAAGCAACATTTGTTCCCGGTTAATATCAATAATCTGATTATCTACCGACATAATCGCCTTCTCAACATTTACAGCGATGTTATTAACCCACTGTTGCGATCTTTTTGCTATGTCTTTTATTTGGCCCATTAAACTTTTTAACCAATCTTTCAATTAATGATTCAGGCTTATTTTTAACCTTATTAATCCTGTCTGCCTCTCTCATAAACCTTTTCAACATTTCATCAATGGCAATTCCTTTTTCTGCATACCTCTTTCCGGTCTTATTAATAAGCTGCTCTATTTCATCGAGTGTAACAGAGCTTTGCATCGTTGCCCTTAATATTTTTAACTCAAGTACCCCAGTATCAAATGGTTGTTTGAATATTCGCTTAATCTTAACGGATATCTTTATTAATTGCCTTCTAACCTTTCGCGTCACAATGCTAAGCGATGCCATTGTCTCTATCTTTTCACGCTCTTTTAATCGTGATTCTATTCCTAATACTGTATCTGTGTTTGTCATAATAGATAAAAATAAAGGGGGTTATTCGCCCCCCTCAGTTTTTGCAGGAACTTTTATTCCTAATTTTTTAGCCGCCGCCTTTGATGTTATTTTAGCGTCTTTTTCATGATTAGCTTTCCAATACTTTTCAAACTCTGGAAACTCCATCTTTAAAACTCCATCACTAACAGCCAAATTACCGACTTTATTATTTTGCTTTCCCATTACGCAACATCTATTTCCATTACCTGAGACTGGTACGTTAGATTTGTACTATCATCATCTCTTGCCTGAATGTCGATATCATCAGCAACATTTAGTGTGGTTAAAACATAAACACCAATTGACTTACTTGCATCATCAACCGCACTTATTGAAGGGGTCAAATCTGAATCAGCCGATATGATAACAAAGTCACCAGGAGCTGCCGCCATATAAACGTAAGGTTCACCTGGACTACAACGTTTCGTAATTTTTACGGTTACTTCATTGGTTGACCAGGGAACAACAACTTCCATAAATAAACCGGCTGGCTGTGCCATTGCAAGTTCTTTAACACTAAAGTTAGGTATTACCTGGGTGCTTTTAACTTTCCATTCGTTAATATCAAGGAAATTAACATAGAATGGGTATCCTTCAGCGATATTGTCAGCATTAGGCGCATTATATCTTGTATTAAGACTCCCCCAATACCCGGTAAAACTACCCGAACTATCAAGTGTTCCCTCAATTACTCCATCGTCCAGAATCAGATAAAAATCTCTATCCTGACCATCGGCAGCAAAGAAAGTTTTGTAATCACAGTAAGATATTTTTCCAAATCCAACAATTTGTGGTGCAGGATCAGATACCTTTTCTGTATATCCAGTATTTGAGGTTACAAGCTCAATATCTGCGGTGTTGTTTTGATATCCCCTTTGGACAGGAATGTAAATGCCTGTTGGGGTTGCAATCGGAGCCATTATATCCTTATACGTGGCTAACAGCTTTGCGGTTGCAGTTGTCATTGTAGTACCTTTATCAACCATGAACAAGCCGACTAACTTTTCTCGCAAGCAGTCTTTTTGTCCTATTCCTGACGGTACAAAAAATTGTGAACAACTCATATTTTATTTTTTTAACAATTAATATTATATTCTAAACTTGTATTAAACCTAAAAAGATAATGTGGTGACATATCTGCTATCGCCTGACCTTCCGATCCCCAATCATAAGTACTGAAACCATCAAAGCCCCTTACTAATTCTGTAATTTTAAACTGCGAATGAATAATTATGCCCTCCGCGTCTATGTGGGCTTGTTCGGTTGCCTCTGTCCGGGTGAGCAATGGATACAATCTTTGTAAATCCGCCATAAAACAAATCCAAACAGTAGCAGTATGTACATTTGATCCAACTGAATCGGTAGGCTGAACATCGAAAAAACACTGACCATCAAATTTAGTATCTTTTAATACCTCAATATATTTAGTCGTGCTTATCCATATTTCAGGGCTTACAGATCCGCTTCTTTCATTTCGGAACACCCTACCAAAAAAACTATTATTTTTACCTGGCCACAAATGATTTGTGATGTCGGCCAATAGCCTATTAATCGGTATATCTATCCCTTTGCTCATATCGAACCTAGTTGAAAATTATCGTCCTCATTGGCTGCAAATGCACTATCCTTATATCCAAGTTTGGCGAGTGTCGCCCTCAGTCTTTTCTTTGCTGACGTAAGAATCCTAATAACTGTATTCCCTTCGAAGCTTTTCAACTCAAACAATAAGTCTTTTGAATCGAAGCGATTTAGGTTTCTTTGCCTTCCTGAACTTTGGATGTCTGGATTATAAAGAAACCAGCTAAGCGTATCATGCTCAAATTGACGTTGAAAACTTTCTGCGAATTGTAGCATGTGTTGTTTTACAAAATCAGTTAAATCATAACTTATTGAGAAATTTAAATTAACCCCGTAAGTTTTATCAAGAACCAAATTCGATTCACTAACATCTGCAATATCCGAAATATCATCAATCTCAAAAGGAGTAATATTCGCATACCTATACATGCAATTGTAAAAGATGGTATTATTGCCTATCGCCCGACCTGTTAATTGGTCTTGGTCATATAGTAAATACCATGCTCCTGTATTGCTTGTGATTTCTAGTTGTATTATATCCTTCCATTCAAAGAATTTAGCCGAAGAGTCTAAAGAAAATGTACTTATTAATTTATTCTGATTGTAAAGTTTAAATTCAATAGTCTCGCTATTCTCAAAGTCCAGACCGATTTGATTAATTACAAAAAGTAAGTGGTCGGACGAAATAGGGTTAATCCTATACCCGACCAACTTACCTGTATTTTCAATCAAATCATCTGTAGTATCTGCAATTCTATACATGAATACACTATCTTCAATGAAGTTAGGCACAATCATGTCTGTTATTACAGTCTCTATTGAACTTCTTATTTTATCCTTTAAAACCAACGACAACAAAGTTGTCTCCTTCCAAAAGGCAGTATCATTCACGGCATTACCTAAATTAGCATCAGCAATTGAAATGTAGAATTTCGAACTATCCGTAACTACATTATCTAAACTGAAATCTAAATTATAGTTGCCATAAGTTGTCCCGTTGTCATACGCGGCAATTGTATATTCAGAAAGCACCGGAAGCATAGCCTCTATGTTTTCTAAATTAATCACCGGGTTAACACCAGAATTAAAATACCTGTTGGATTTAGAAACTCCCGTTATATCACTGTCTAATACACTTGTTGAGCTGTTTAACGAACTCTTAAAAGTTATTAGTTTATCAGTGAAAAACTTCGCTTGTATGTCGCCTAAATTATACATCTGTAATTAAGCCCCCACTATTGTAGCTGAGAAAGCACCAGGGAAATCACTAGCATCAACTAAAACTGGTACAAACTCCACTGCCTCTGTCCAACAATACGCTGTTGAAATAACGTTATTGGCATGGCCTCCCGTCATTCCCTCATGTGGTAATTTGCAATTACTGAAGAAATACGAAGCCACCACATCAACAACCGCAGTAACTAAATTCTCTTCAATATTAACACCTCTTAACACTAAGCGGTCGCCAGTATCTTTAGGAGTGTGAGCAATACCATCAACATTACCGCCATTCCAGTAAACTCTTATAGCGTTTGCGCCATCTGAATTAACAACAGTTAAGGCTTTGCCGGTTCCGTTATCCTCAATATCGACTTGATTGATATAAACATTAACTTTTTTGTTAACATTAGTATTCAGCACGTGAAGCCCGATCTTATTCGAACCACCTTTGATATGTACATTTTCAAGGCTGTACTCAAACGTTGCAGTTGCTTCTGCCGGATCAATCAAAACAGCCTCATCAGCAGCGGCAGCACCAGTAATTGATACTGATCCAATTCCCTTTAATCCTCCACCTGTGGCGGCTAGCAAGATTGTTAACGACTCGGTTAGTACATAATCACCAGCGACTATCTCAATAGTTTGTCCCGCTATTTGCGCGGCGACTGCGGCTTCTAACTCTGCGACTGTACCCACTGTTACAACGGATGCGGAAGCGTTATTAGATGTCTGCGTTCTTTCTGTATACACGCGAGCCTGTGACCCGTCTGCATTTGATTTTACATATTCTGACATATCATCTAATATTAAGTTGTTTTACCGACAATTTTTAAAATCTCATTAACTCTAGTTGTTAAATCAGAGTTATAATTAGAAACAAGGAAAAATTTATCTAAAAATCCCCACTCCTCTAAAGTAGTCATGTTTAAGCTACCAGTAGTTTCACCCAATGAAGAAGCATCAACCGCCTCTTTATTGTTATAGACATTCAGTCGTTCCCCAATAAACGGAGCTGGTGAGTCCATTACACCCCAGATTTTAGAATCAACATTAGATCCTGTTCTGAAATCAAAAGGATAATTTTGAACGCTTCCTATTGCGCCGTCACGCATCATAAACCCTGAGAACTGATCTGAACCGGGAGAAATGCCTAAAGATTCAAAGAATAACGGTAATTGATTGTCTGCAAATTGGCGATTCTCTTGGTTCATTTGACCGAACTTGAAAATCTCGTTTAATGCTAAATTCCAACCACCCTCATTAATGACTGAGTTATATCCACCGACCTTTTTATTAATTCTAAAAAGAGTCTTTAGATTAGAAAACATCACGTCTTTTTGAGCCGCTTTGTTAATGTCTAAATTATCGGTCGCGGTTTGGAAGGTAAATGTTCCATCACCATTATTAACCTGAGTTGTGCCATTCCAAACCTGAGTCCTAAAGGCGTTTAACAGATTAAAAATCTGAGTTTCTTTAGCGGCTGCCATAGCTGAAAATACCTCGTCAAATTTATTAGACATATAATCTTGCATCGCTATTGTGTTATTTACAAAATATGCAGGATAAACCTGAAATCCTGAAAATATAGATATCGATGTCAATGTCCTTTGCTCTGATTCCGACAAGTTAGCAGGAATAGTAAAACTCTCAACCGTAGTTGTGGTTATTACGTCCTCTTTTAATCCGGTATATTCAGTCGTGCGACCTTCAACCGTCTGCAAGTGTGCTCTCAATGTTGGACTAAGCACCTTGTTCATGGGCGAGTTGTGCTGTAAGCACTCGATCAGCCCGTACCTTTGTCTTTCCTTTTCGGTCTGCGTTACACGATCTTGGTACGCATTCAGAACGGAAAAATCAATAAATCTGTCTGCCATTTTTTTAAATTTTAATTAATGATTAGTACCAAGATTAGTCTATTAACTTATAGTACACTGTTCTCTTTGCACAATTCTTTGAAACGTTCAGAATATTTAGCGTCCAATTTATCAACCTTTTCAACTGTTGACATATATTCACGAATAATCTGTTGTGCAGCTCCTTTGTTGATGTTTTCGGGAATACTCAGGGTTTTTGTTGTTTTTTTCCCGCTACCCCCGCCGCCACCTGAACTCTGATCTATCAGTATCAAGTCTTTTAATTCTTCATCATTCTTTAATAATTCAGAGAATAATGTTTTTTGATAATCCTTAGTGCCTATTAATTTGCCCTTTTCATCATAAGACAATTCATAGGTATTTTTAATGCGGTCTATCGCGTTCTGTTTCTTTGCTTCTAATTCAAATTGATTTACATTATCATCAAATTTCGGCATCGCATCAAAAACAGACCTTTCCAACTTTGCGGAGCTGTGAATATCCTCAAGCAATTTATACTTGTCGTTTAACTCTGTTTCCTTCGCCTTTAGTAAATCAGGAATTTTTGCGACCTCTCCCTGAGCTGTTAATAAATCAGCCTTTAGTGTTTCGTCACCTTTGTGATTCTCAAATTTACCTTTCCATTCGTCACGCTCTGCCTCTATTGCTGTTATTTTGCCTTTACTTGCCTCCGGTAGCCATTCAGTGCCCAATCTTTCAAAGTATGCTGAATACTGCTCTTTTTCTTCTTTCTGGATACCTGTTAAGGTTGCCAACTTTACAGATGCACCATTAAAAATACCGTCTGCATTCTTATTGGCTAATCCCTTAAGTTCGGTTTCTTTTAACGTATAAGCGGATTCGTATGCTTCCTGAATCTGTTCAGGTGTTTTTCCTTCTGTTTCAAAATTTTCTATTAACATAGTCTGTTATGTTTTTAAAGTTTAAACTCTTTGTCTTTTTCGTTGATTCTCTCTAATAGTTTTACATCGCCTAATCTTGTACCAAATTTAATATCAAGTTCTTTGGCTTTGGCTTCAAGTTTAGCCCTGCGGATATCACCATCACTATGAATAGGCTTTACATGTGTCCCATAAAGTCCCTCATTGTCCAAATTCTCCCTCTCCATTCTCTTGATTTTATCTTTTAAAGTCTCTGTCTCCTCACTCCCTCCTTTACCATCCTCTAATGCCTCTAATCTCTCCATTATGGATGCGTTGCTAACTTTCAATTTTTGGTTTTCCTCTTCCAATAACTGAACTTTAGTTTTAGCCTTTTGATTAACCGCTTTGATTGATTTGTTCACTTCATCCATCCGATCTGTAAATTTCACTTTAACGTCGCCGGAATCATAGCAATCAACACACAAAATCTCACAGCATCCTAATGCCTTATAGGCATCGTCTGTTAGCAAATCACTTAGTTCTTTTTCTCCTACAATCTTGGGAGTTACTACGGAATTTTTTAATTTACCGCTCACGTCATAGTTTGGGGTCTTTCCCAAAATCATACGCATTTTGTACACTTTCGTTTTGGACATAATCTATTATGTTTATTCTTCCTGAACTGTTTCAGGTGTTTCTACTTTTTCAATTAATAGCTTTCTAGCCATTTCTAATTTATTCGAATCGGTTACATTTTCACCGAAATAATTATTTAGGAATATGTCTAAATCCCCATATTGTCCCTCAAATAAATCTATATAATATGGAAAATTTAATCTTAATTCCCTCATTTCAGGATCAACTCCAGACATTGAATTGAACTCTGAATCCGTTATAGTTGAATAGGGCAACAACTTATACATAAAGCTATTTCTCAACAATCTCTGAGGGTTATTTTTGTACAATGAATAATTAATCCTGCTAATAATATTTTCCTTATCAATTGGATCAATTGCTTTTGTAAGTGAATCCCTCAATTCAAATTCTGTCTCTAAATAAAAGTCAGTTCCTTTGTCTATAAAACAACTTATAAAAGAATCGCCAAACGCAATCTTTAGCATTTTACTGTCTAATGACTTTTGTAACTTGGATAATTTCGCGCTTAATTCAATTAATGTATTTTCAAGTGTTTGGTTACCTCTTGCAATCTGATCTTTATTTTTGGCTTGACCATTTGAGTCCTCTAATCCTTTGCCTACTAATTGAAATTTTATTTCACTGGCCTTTTTATCTACGAATTCATCCCACCATTTAAGTATATCAACAGGTATGTAATGAAATTTAACAAAGTTGGCGTTTAGATCAAACGGTCTTTCTCCATTTTCTCCGAACTTCGGAACTGGTAATCCTATGACCGTTCCCGCTTGAATGATAGTTTTTGAATTGCATACTGGGCACGGTATTAAATTATCCTTATCACCTATCACTCCATTCTGTCCCGAAATATAGCCCTTTACACATTGAGTACCATTCTCAAACTTAGTCTCACAAACTGTATTGTTTTTCTTATAATGGGTAATTACCGGAATAGCTCCATGTGGCAGACACATCTTCTGGAGAGTGTAATAGTTCACATAGTTTTCAAACTTCTCGGCAAAGTTGGAAAATATACTTTTGCGAACTACAAATTTATTGACGTTCAAAGGCTCGACTGAAATAAAATCAGCCGGACACGCACCTATATTGTGTAAGTTTTTTGATTCCTCTGTAAAATTTTCATCTGATTTAATATAAACAGCATAGAATTCATCAGTATAGTAGAACCATCTTTTTTCTCCTTCCTGATTTACTCCTGTAAAGACAATCCGTTTAATCTCACCGTTGATAGTCGGCTCAATACATTTTACACTATCAATGTTTATTAAATAGCGATAAGGTTTTGAGCTTTCTATAAAGTCGGTTATTGCTATTGAGTTGTGATTATTTATAAGAGCATCAAAAACAACATCCTTGCAATACCCTGCATTCTCTTTTATTAATTCACCAGAGGTTGCCTTTGATCCATTGGATGTAAAATTATAGTTGTAATATGCGTTAGTTGCATCAAACACTTTCTTTAACTCTGGTACAATATCGTCCTGAACTAGTGAGGCCGTCGGTAATGGGTTTCTTAAAAACTTAAGGTAGGAGTCAAAGTTTTCCTTCCTCATCCAACTCTTGATCCAATTAATGAACGGATTATTTGAGTACCAAGTATTATTTATGGTTGAAGTTTTATTTACGTAAACATCCGAATTAAGATGCGTTTGAATGAAGTAAGCAAGTTTATTCTCATAGGCGACTGCCTCTGATATTTCAGATTTATATTTGCATGTTTCCAAAAAATCCTTTATGCTCATATTGTAAGCAAAGTTAGAAACTTATAATTACATACGCAAAAAATATTAAATAAAAAATGATTTTTGTCAGGTTTATGAAATATCTATGTCAGAATAGTATTCGTCCATGTTACTTCCTATTGGGAACAAATGAGTAAATCCATGAACCTGCGCATCTAATAAGTTTGGTGATATTTCCCCGATTGCACCTGTATATGTTGTCATTTCTTCCTCTAATTTCGGGAACACTCCAACGTGTGACATTTTACCCTCTTCGTACATTGCGCTTATTGGTTCGGCTCTCAATATCTTTCCTTTACTTGCATGGACTAATTTAATTGGAACATTCTCCGAGGCTGTTTTGATGGTATGTTTCACCATATCGCCACCCTGGTTCTTTTCTCCTATTATCCAATTAGCGTTCCATTTGTGATATAGTTTAACTGTCTCATTGGCCCACTCAGCAGGTGAGTATTTACCAGAATTTTCCTCTAATACGTATCCTCTATTATCAAATCCTTTACCAACTACCACTATCCCTGTGTCGTCACTATTTGCATTTTTAGATACCGCCGGATCGACTGATACAATTATTTCTTTTAACTTTGGTATTTCATAAATCCTGTATTGATCTATCAACTTCATGTCCCACAATGCACCATCTGCCCCACTATTCCAATGCCCTAAAAATAGATTATTGTATTTTTTAATATTCCTTTGTTTGACTTTTTCAATCATCTCCAAGTAAGGGATTGACAGATTACCTAAGTTATCTAAATATGTAGTGTGGATATATTGAACATCATCAATTATACCATTAAACTCATTCGGTATATTATTAGGTTTAAAGAATCGCTTATAAATCCAATGCGAAACATGACAAGGGTTAAGCATTATAATGATAAGGTTAATAACTCCTTTTTCCCTTATTGAGCCCTCCAATGTATCAAATGCACCTTCATCTATCCATTCTTCCCCTTCGTCCATTACAAAAATATTTAAGCCCTGTATTGATTTTAATTTTGCTGTCTGATTTCCTGAAGATGTTTTTAGACCTCTGAAAAGTATCTTATTCCCATTCCTGCAATATAGGTTATTCTTTATCGGAGTGAAATATTGAGTGTAGCCAAGTTCTTCAATCCGTTGATTAAATTCTGGAATAATAGAATCATGCGCGGCTTCCATTGTATAACGTGCATATAGGCAAGTCATTTTGGCTTTCTTCGTTACTTGCTTTGTTATTGCTATTGGGGCCACATAGGACTTACCAGAGCCACGCCCTCCGGTTAGAAGTATTATCCTTGTGGTTGGATTGAATAAAGGTTTATATTTATTATTCAGTTTTATCATCTGAATCAAAAAACTCTATTTCCGGGATGGTTACTTCTTTGTTTAGATTTTCGGTATAGTTCATTGATAAGCGCTTTCTTTCATCTTCATCACCTATCAGCTTATATAAGGCGAGTAGTTCAGCCGCTTTATCTCCATTCCTTAGCTTATTCTTTATCTCTATCTTGGTTTTTATTCTATTGGCGATTAATAACGCTTTTATAGATTCCGATTTTTCCGAGTCCTCCGGGAATAAAACATAAAACGTTGTCTTTTCGCATGGAAGAAAACAAATCAAATCTTTTATAAAATAGATATCTCGATTCCCCTCTATAATCTCAACTGATAAGTCATATATTTTCTTTTCTTCGGCTTTCATTTTACAAAATGTTTTGTTTTATCGGTAACACTTTTACTATTTGCTATTTTATTCCCTTTATTCGTTACAGTTTGGCATAATTGGCATAATGTATTTCAATTATTTCCGGCACTGTCTTATCACTTCTCCCTATATCCATGACAGACAATGAATATACCCCCTTTCCCTTGTCCTTAAACTCATTTAATTCAATGTCCCGGTGGTATCCTTCATTATCGAATACCTGGTCTATTTTAATGTCCTCTAATTGTAATCCGTTTATTGTTTCCATAATTTACTTTTATTAATCCTAATCACCCAAATAAACAGGCAAAATGATACTCCTATCTTCTGACACTACCCATTTGCAATGCTTGATTCTCTCCGGGTTACCGGTTACATATTTTGGCAATGGTGTATCCTCTATTTTTGCTATTCTTCCAAAGAGACTAATGGATTTCATTATACAGGAGCCCCCATGAGCTAATGCATCCAGATTATTAAACCTCTCCACGGTTATCAGATTAGCATAAGCCTCCATTTTTAAATGACCTAATACCTGTTCTTTTGTTTCTATTGTACTTGAACTCATTATCTACTTTATCAATTCGTAAGCCTTCACCAATATATCAAAATCAGTTTTCATATATAACCATTCTTTATCATGCTCTTTGTGATTGACTAATTTAATAGCTGAATTAATTAAAGCATCTTTTAACTTATCTGCGGCATCCGGGATAAATTGACCACGTCCATCAATTATTACATACTCATCATTAATGTATCCTTGACGGTTAGTAAGTGATATTTCCATCAATGGATATATGGGTATCATTAAATTTTCAGATTTAGGCTTTTCTTCAATGTCACTAAATCTCACCTCTTTATTTGATACCGCATTAAGGGTATCTAATATATTATTATTTGCCTTTCTTAAATTAGGATGATACTCAATGCCATTAATTAAGTTAACGGCTTCTTTGAGCTTGCTTATCAATCTTTTTATATCCTTTTTGTTTATCTTCATTTTATCGGCTTTATAGTTATATTATGTACTATGCTTAAATTTTCAAAATCTTCTTTCATTCCTTTTCTTCTAGCTTATTTTTTAATTCAGTCTGGATTTATCAAATAAAATGCAATCATCATTCATTGATTCAATATCTTCTTTATAGGTGGTGCCTTGAGGATAATTCAAAGCATAATAAGCCTTTAGAGACAAACATCTTTCTATAGTGGCTTTTTGACTATATATCTTTCCAATATTTTCACGACTCAACCCGAAATTGTTAATTACATCATCGTGAGCCATTTCAAATTCTGCCCATTTACCGCTTAAGTATGTTTTAGATATTTTGCTCATTCAATTCAATTTAAACAATTCCATTTTAATACAAGAAAAGTAAAATACATCAGGACACAAATTCTTTGTCAAATGTCTTTTTATATCCCATTCGTTAAACTCCTTCATCTCTACATCTAACCATGAAGGTGCTAAGTCTAATATTGTATTTACTCTTTGCATAATTTTCTAAATAGAGCCTAATGAAGGATTTGAACCCTCGACCCGCTCATTACAAGTGAGCTGCTCTAACCAACTGAGCTAATCAGGCTGTTTGAATTATAAAGATAATCAATTAATACTTAATTTAAAAATACCCGTCTTTCCGGGTTGTCATCCTCTTGCAAATCGTTCCTTGTTTGCCAATCCTCTTGAGGCTGATTATATTTTCAAATCTGACCATCTGCCTGGATGGGATACCATGGTTCAGCCAACCGCAAACGTTTCCAAATGCTTCGCTTCTCAGCTACCTCTCCACCAAACACGCCACTGGCAAATGGCTCTGACATCTTCGTTCGGACACCTCTATTCGGTTTCGACCAGATTATATTTTAAAGAACAGAGAGGTCGATATTTATACATCCAGACCTCGACTGGGATAGTTGGTTTTATGAGACCGCTCTAACTCGTTTTTTGCTCTCTGTCTATATTTTCAATGAACATCTTTTACCGCCAATACCCCCACGTTTATTTGAGTGTGAGATTGGCTTTATTTACTAGTTATCTTTAATTACTGGCTAATACACGGGTAAATCGTAAATAATATCCTAAGTTTCCATTTCCATCTTTACCATTACATTGTCCGAAGATGTCATCCATAATTATATACAGAATCGCCTTTGGCAATGGCTTATCGATATGCTTTATATAAGCATCAGCAAGTTCATGTTTAGCTACTACGGTTTCGTTTTTTTCAAAACAGTCTGCAATTGCATCAAATGGCAATCCGTTTTCTTTTGGGTTTGTAATTAGCTTTTTATAAGCAGAAATCGTTTCAGGTGTTAATTGTATTGTACCCATTTTATTTATATGTTATTGGTTATTAATCCTACGCAAAGCAACTAAAAGTTAACACATAATAAACCATATTAAAACAACGGTTTATTATCATCGCCCTATACCACCTATACCCGATCCTTCTGGCAAGGTATCGGGCTGGCTTGTCCGCAGAATTTGCGAATTAATTGTGATTTCTGCCTAACGCTTGGATGCATCTAGATCTTACTTCATGTGAATTAAACCCAATACCACTCACACCGGCAGTATATATAACCTCCGACACAATAGTTTTAAACGGTTCTGATTTAGGGATAAAAAAAGAAGTGCCACGATAAAGAGATATTTCACACTTTCTTTTAGCGCCATGTCTGTGTATTGGGTCTATTACTTCAGAAAACGCTACGACATTCATCTCTTTACATATGCTGGCATCGTATAGGCTATAGTTTAAAATTTTCATATCGCTAAATTTTTAAATGATTAATTATACTTCAAAGATACAATCCTTATTTTACATTAAATATGATAAAAATCAGGTTTTGAAAATATTTTGAAATTATATTTTACCGGTTCATTGCAAAATTAAACCCAATCGTATATGATAGTTTTGAAGTTGAATTATACATAACCCCCAAGCTAATCACCTTTATTCTAATCGCGGCTAATACTCCAATCTGCAGCCCTCTTTTGTTATATCTGGATGTTCCATAACCCAACATCGGAACAATTGAAATACAGTCCTTAAACTGCTCTCCAATCATGTAATAACCACACATACCCATCTCTTTATCTTTGGTGTTTTCTCCGGTTATCCCGATTATTAAATCGTTTACGCTGCCGAATATTATGACAGTGCTTGTTTCTAATCCTGGGGCATATTGGGTTAGTATTGATACCCGGTCTTTTGATTGGGATGTTAATACTATGATCAATAGTAGTGTTGTTAGTAGTGTTTTCATGAGTTAATTTGTTTTTTACTGAATGGATATATTAGTCCAAATAAAATTCCTGCTATACACATTTCAATCAACATTCTTATATCATATGATTTAAGATCCGATAGAGATGTTAATCCCCCATTGTATGTACATATAAGCGCGTATGCTCCAATTACTAATATAATTGATAGTATTAATGGGAGTCTGATTTGTGTTTCCATGATTAGTCTATTTTGTATTTAGTTTTTAGCCAAATAATGAAGCCTGCAAATGTTGGTTGTTTGTGTATATAAATGTTTTTTCTACCAATATATCCCATTATATGCCCTGGATCGATTGATGGAGATTGTATTGTGGTGTCATTACCCCATTTATAATAATCGTAAGCTGCTTCTGTACTATCATTATAACATTCCTCTTCATATTCCATTAAATCACTAAGTGTTATAATCTTCTCTCCTTTGTATGAAGTAATAGTAAATGTAGAATCCATTGCTAGGACTGTTTCGCCCTTTTTGTTGGATATTTCAATGAAATGTGTAGGTGATGTATTCCACAAACCTAGACATCCAGAATCATTAATGCCTGTGTGAAATGAAATTTCAATGTCTTTATAAACTCCAATGCCAACCCCGGCATCTCCAAGCCATCCAGTGCTTATTGATGGCTCTGAAAGAGTGTCTTTCTCGATATCATCTATGACTTTAATCAGATCATGCGTCTCAATGCTATCAAATGTAACTCTACATATTCCTTCATCAAGAAGTTCAACAGTTGGTACTTCACCAAGAATCCTTTCATAAAATTTCATAGCTTCTTCTCTGTCAGAGAATTGTTTGACATGATCGCAATCATATTCTGTTTGGAAATGATATACCAGACAAGAATATCCCTTGTTAATTTCTCTACCATATTTATCTTTCTTGTTTGCGTCCGGACAAGGAACTTGTATCATAGAAGAGATGCACCATTCGACTTTGTATTCAAAAGTCTGCCCTATTGCTCCTAATGAGCAAATAATTATTAATAGTATTGTTAATGTTTTTTTCATGTCTTTTCTTTTATCTACCCTTTAGGATAGAGGGGTTAAACGTCAATATTTCTCAATAGTATTTTAGCTTTTGCCAGAGCTTTTTCAACCACCTCAATGCTTTTAATGTCAGTAAATGTGAGTATTGCTTCTGGATTGGTATTATCAGTTGTGCATCCGGCGGTGTTAACCTTTGTCCCAATGGGGTTTGGTGTGTCATTTACAAATTCCACTCCTGTATATTTATTTACTTTACAACTAATTGCGCCTATTATGACATCCCCATAACCAAGCTCTATTAATGTAATTCCTTTTGTATTTCCAATCTGTGCATTTTTATGAATCATAATCTTCTATATTTTAGTCAATAATTATTTATCCTTTTCAATATCAAAGTAAAAGCCGTTTTTAATCTCTGCTTTTACTGTAAACGTGTGCTAAAATACGCATTACCTTCATAAATGATTCATCGTCAGTAACCGTTTTCTCTAATATGTCACCAAGATGTGCATCCATTTTAGCTTCATCTAAGATTACTTTCTTTTCCCTTCTCTCCTTCTCTTTCTTTACAAACTCTTTGGCTGCTTTGGTGGTGGAGAAATACCACACAGCATTACTGGAATCCCCTGAATACGGATGTATCGATTTTATGTTAACAGAAAGTGTTTTTTTATCTACTACTACATAATCTCCACTATTCTCATACCATTTTACATTATCTTCTGTTGTGAATATTGGGGTTAGTTTTTCTGCCCATTTGCCGGATTCTAATTTGCAAACGTAACCATGATTTATCCGAATATATCCTTTATACACATCTGTCAGTCCATCAGATTTACGTATAGCTCCATTGCGAACACCTATAAATCTCGTTCCCTCTGGATATTCCCTCTTTGCTTTCTCTAATCGAAAGTTATCGTATTTTTGTTGTAGGTTTTCGGCTTTTAGGTAGTCTTGGAATTGGAGGATTTGAATATCCTTGCAATTGCGAGGATCACTTCTTTCGGGATAATCAACAAGCCAGATATATTCCGTTTTATTCTCTTTGGGCTTAAACCAATCACCGCCCCAATTAATATTCCTGTGTTTTGTGATAAATTCCCATTTATCAAAATTATCACACTCAACAGCCTGTTTGGATTCTTTAATTTCTGATGCAAAACGTGATAAAACATCATTGGTCACACGCTCAAAATCAGTTATTATTTCTCCATTTCTATTTTTGAATTGTGCCATAATCTCTTTAAATTCTTCTTTTAATGTCGTCATATTATTTCGTTTATATAGTTTTCATTATTAATTCAAGTTCAATGACAAATCTATCAGGCTCTAATTCCTGAGATTCTTCAAATAATTTATCAAAGTTTGATTCTTTCGCTTTGGGCTTATAATCTTCCACTAAGTTAATGAAAGTCAATATGATAAGAAAGCCAATAGTGTAAAATATTGCTTTAGTTTTTAGCCATATTATCAAGGCATGACCAAATATATTGATGTAATCTTTTACCGGAATACCCATGTCTTAGCATCAATTCGTTCGCGTTTCATTTTTGATAGGTCAGGCGATATTACTTTATCCTTTTTAAGTCTCTTTCTATCTTCCTCTGATCTTTTCCTCATTGAGCCGATTAAATCTAAGTCTGCCATGATTTCTGTTTTAGTTTGAATTGTAAAGGTCGGAACAATATTTTTAATTAAATATGATTTTTATCATGTTATTTGATTTTTTTAGTTGGATATTTGTGTTTAATAATGAATGTAAATTTAAAACAAATATTATGGCATGGGCAAATGATTATAGCATATCACACTCAGACGGCATGAGATGTGGAAATATGAAATGCGACAAATGTGAGGAGGAAATAGAAGGGTTTTATTTAATTAGAGATAGAACTAACTTTAAGCACAGAGGAAACGAAACTGATGAGCGCTATATCTACCATGAAAAATGCAGCCCAACAGGAACCTCGAGGCATTGGGATAATTATAGAGAGAGTTGTGCAGAGGAAGAAAAAAAAGAAGCCAAAAGAGAAATAAAACGACTTGAATTAATTAAAGACATTAGAAAATGGGGGTTTGATGAAGAGGATTTGTTTGATGATTAAAAATAAATCAAAACTGACTTTTATCATATTTTTTTAAATAAACTATCCTGACCTTTGAATTATGAAAAACAAAGAAAAGCAAATAACTGAAATATTCTCAGGCTTGTATAATGCGGGCTTAATCATGACTCATGAACGTAAAATTGAAATTGGTTTTGACTCCGGCGTTGAACAGGCTTTAGTGTTTGGTATTCCTATTAAGGATATAATTCAGATAATTAAAGATACCTGCAAGGAGTTGGACGGCAGAAAATATAATGCAACACAACACATACTTAATAGAATTAAACCATTGGATGCCGCTTTCCATTACAGTTTTATCGAACCTAATATCATTGACCTTGATTACAAATGTGAGGATTTTGAAATATTTGGGGATATCGTAATAACATTATCCGGCTCCGTATCTTTTGAAGGAACAGAGATTGTTTATCTGGACAATAAAGGTGAACATATTTGTACATACAATAAGCAAAAGATATTCGACTGGTTAAAACAAGTTCCATTATATGACTATAATTTAAAACTATGGGAACCATGAGAACTAATAATAAAATAAAATATCGAATATCGGCGACTTATTTTTTGGTTGTCCTTCTGATAATATTTTGTGTTTGTTTAATATTTGCATCGTGAGATATGCATTATGGCTAAAATAATAACGCCTTGGGAGGGCTTCGTAAAACCCACATGAAAAGATGAGTGATTTTAAAACACGCCTTGTTGAAGAACAGGCACAACTTGAAGGCAAGCTTAATAAGCTTAACGACTTTAACCAAAGCGAAAAAGCTAATGAGATTGATCCATTGCAAAAAGACCTGTTATTAGTGCAGTCGGGAGCTATGTACACTTACAATGAGTGTTTGAAAGCGCGAATTGCAAGATTGTAAGTGCGCCGGAGTATTATTATCCTCCACAATTACGTACGAATACTGAAACGAGCTACAAGCAGTATTTTTTATACTGCGTTTGTAGCTTCGTTTTAATGAACACTCAACGCGTCTATAAAAACACGTTTTATTACAAATAAAACATTAGAACAGCCCAATGGTCACCATGAAAACAAAAACATACATTTCCGGTAAGATATCAGGACTGCCAGAGAGCGAATATAAGCCACTATTTAAGGATGCTTATATGTTTGTGTTCTATCGGGGAGAAGAACCAATAGCACCCATCTATATCAAACCATTTAAAGGGATTTACCAATGGTGGGCCCATATGATATCAGATATAAAAGCATTATTTGATTGTGATAAAATATTAATGCTCCCAACATGGATAAAAAGCAAAGGAGCAATTATCGAATGGTGTATTGCTAAATTGATTGGATTAGAAGTTGAATTTTATAAATCTGAATTATGAAAAGAGTTATATTAGAATCTCCATTTGCAGGAGATATAGAAAGAAATATTGATTACGCACGCATGTGTGTTAGACATAGCCTATCGCTTGGCGAAGCTCCTATTGCAAGCCATTTGTTATATACTCAGGAAGGCATTTTAAACGATGATATATCAAATGAAAGGCAATGGGGTATAGATGCGGGTCTAGCATGGAAAAAAGTTGCAGAAAAGCATGTTTTCTATGTTGACTATGGTATGAGTAATGGCATGAAGTACGCTAAAAAATATGCATCTGAAAACAATATAGAAATTGAGTTCAGAACGATATTGAGTTAATGAGAATTGAAATTGAATATTATAAACAATAATGGAGTTTACAGAAAAAACTATACTTGAAAGACTTTATGGTCATTTTAATACACATAAATATCAATTATCTAATGTGTATATGTTCGATTGGGAAAGCGACCTTTTCTCTATTACAAAATCTGGATATTGTTGGGAATTTGAGATAAAAATATCACGATCAGATTTTAAAGCAGATTCTAAAAAGATCCGTAAACATAGCTGCTTAAAGAGAAACAATGATAAATTTACAGTAACCAAAGGTGTTGAAAGCGATACTACATTTGATTGTGATGTTAATGGTAATTTTCGGCTTATATATTATCCATCATGTCAAGTATATATAAATAGAAATATAATACCTAATAGATTTTTTTATGTTGTCCCAGATGGAATGATAGACAAATCTGAAGTTCCGAAATATGCAGGGCTTATATACATTAATGACAATGGATTTTTAAGTGAAGTTAAAAATGCACCAATACTACATAGGGAAAAGCTTGATCTTTCCGGGAAATTAGTAGATAAATTATATTACCGAAATATTGATTTAAGAAATAAAATAGCTGAATTAGAAAGAGAAATTGATGATATGAACCTAGAAATTGAAATATGACACATTACGGCAAATGCCCCAAATGCAAAAACAAAAACTACGGACACATATTTAAAGTTGGTAATTTAATACCGGAAAATGCAAAAGTAATGTGCTTTCATGGATATTGTGATTTTAGTATGAATATATTAGAGTGGAATGCACTTTATCCGCATATGAAATTTAGAGTTAAAAATTATTGATTTGCACAACAATAAATAATTGCTTATCTTTGAGTATCCCGAAAGGGGTTTTATTTTGAAATGAAATTTACAATACGTAATGAGAAAGATTAAAGTAAGAGATGATTTAATGAGTAAGCAGGAATATTCCAAGCAATACGGGATAGATCGGGTTACTGTAAATAGCATGATTGAGAGGGGAGAATTATCAGTTGAAGAGATTTCAAAAAAGCATTATATTAAAATAGCTTGAGGTTATTTTCGGCTATTGATTTTTACAATGTGTAAATATATTATTCACTTAAATTAATTAAAAATGGAAGACGGATCAAAAGTAAGTACAAAAGACAAATGGATTGGCGTGTCTGATGATATGTCACAATGTATAATCTCTGATTTCTCGATAGAGGAACAAAATGAGATATTGAGGGCAATTAAACACAATATAAAGAAAAGTAGAGAGTGTTTAATTGAGTCAGATACTAAATCTTTGGAAAATTTAAAGGTTCGCACTGAAGAATTGTGTGCTATTTAATCCAAAACGGTTTTATAAGGGGTTCGATTCCCCTTTTTGGAACAAATTTAATATTTACAAATAGTTTGAATTATGGCAAAAATAAAAATAAACGGCTGCGGCTATTGCTCAAAGTCAATAGGATGTAAAATAAAGAAAGATATTAGATCGCTCATAGATAAATATCCATTACTACCATACGATAATGGAATAGGTGATATCCGGCATTATAACCCAATATTTAATCTCAGATGTCCTTACACTTCTGCTAAATATAAATCAGGTGATAAAATAACTTTTACAATAGGTATTCAGCGATATATAAAAACTCATAAATGGGAATGTGAAAATGAATGCGATTATTGCAAAAGAGAAAATTGTGAGGATGGATATATTAATTTTGAGAATGTGAGATATGGAGAGTATGTTCAATTAAATGGCGTTATTTCGAACTATTATAGCAATGGGAAATTTGTTATAAAAGTTTCCACATACGATATCAATAAAATCTATGATGATTTAAACGATAAAGACAAGTCATTTATAAATGAAGTATCGGAGGCATTAGGAGGATGCAATGTTGATGGGGAAAGACCTAATAGCGCTTTCTTTTCACATGATGATTTTTATTTATTATTCATAAGCAAACAGAGATTTATTAAGGTTAATAGTTAATCATGGCAAAAGACAAAAAGTCATTTGTAGCATATACTGATTGGAAAGAAACATTTGAGGCTTTACCGGATGATAAAGCGGGTCAATTAATAAAGCATATTTTTGCTTACGTATCAGATGAAAAACCACAAACCGATGATGTATTGATAAATGCTGTTTTTGCAAATATCAAAAATACACTCAAAAGGGATCTAGCAAAATGGGATAAACAACACCAACAAAGAATTGAGGCAGGGAAAAAGAGCGCAGAGATTCGTAAACGAAATTCAACGACCGTTGAACGACCGTTGAACGAAACTCAACAAGCGTCAACTGTAAGTGGTAGTGTAAGTGGTAGTGATAGTGTAAGTAAAATTAAGGAATATATATATAACCAATTTTATGATTCTCAATTAAAAGAATCAAATAATGATAAAAGTTATTTACGATTCATTGAGATTCTTTTCGGTAAAAACGAAGAAGGGGAAAAACTTAAAGGTGTCTTATCCATACGTGACCAATTAACATTTAAACAATTCGATAAATTGCTGAGCCAAAAACCAAAGGATGTATATTTTGAAACTACATTACTGAAGATTGATAATGATTCAAAATATTATAAAGGCAAAAAGAGATTAAACACAATACTTAGTAATTGGTTTGAAGGGAGGTTTTTAAAATGATTGAAAGAGATAATTTCATAAGGCAAACGAATAACTTAATTGGAAAGTTTAAAGACTCCAAAAGTCCTATTAAAGAGTATTTAAAAACAGTTTGTATTTACTCTGAAAAGATAGATACATTAAAAACTAAAAACATACATGAGCTAAAAACTGAATTAGACCGCATTCAAATGTTTATTGAAATAATATGTTTCCATGTGAATATAGGACTGGAAACATTCATATCATTTACGCCTTTAGGCTCATTTATAATTGCATTGTCTGATGATTTTATGGAATACTTTCTGATGCATAAGAACGAAACAAAGGAATTGATTAAATGGGATATGATTTGTGAACTACAAGACAAATACAACCAAGCAAAACTTGAAACATTGGTATCTGGAAATTTGTGTGATTTTAATATTGAAATCGGGAAAGATTTAAAACTAATAGACTTATGGGAGAATTAAGAGATAGCGAACTATACGCCAATAAACAGGAGTCAAAAGAAGATAAAATTGATTGTGCTTCTATAATTTCAGAATCATATATTCATATTTCACAAAACATTAAGCGACCGCCCATTCTATTATCTCTTAGGCAATACGGAAATAGGGATGTACCAGTAATGACATTATCTAACTTTTCCGTAATAAAAGGAGCCAAAAAGACCCGTAAATCATTTGTGACTGCATTCATTCAGGCTTCATTAGCTTATAATAAAGTAATTTCAAACTTATTTGTCCCAAAACAGAAAGATGCAGGAGTTGTATATATTGATACAGAACAGGCCAACTATGATGTTTATACAAAGCTTTCCGCAACGGTTAATTTGTCAGGGGAGTTACTACAATGTGATAATTTAAAAGCTGTCGCATTCAGGAAGTACGAAACCAGCTTAAGATTAATGTTAATTGAGCACTTGATATATAATTCTCCGGGGGTTAAATTATTTGTTATTGATGGAATCAGGGATTTGATAAGAGATATCAATTCACCGGACGAGGCCACAATGATAGCAGACAAGCTAATGAAATGGACGGCAGATACCAATTGCCATATAATAGTGATAATACACGAAAATAAAGAAGGAGGCAAAGCCAGGGGGCACATAGGAACTGAACTAACAAATAAAGCTGAAACTATTATAAAAGTTAAATTGTGCGAACAGGATAAACGAATATCAATTGCATCTGGCGAAGGAACCAGGGGCGCACCGTTTGATGATTTCGCTTTTCAAATATCACAAAATGAATTAGGCATTTATCCTGAAATTTGCGATATGCCGGAAAGCGAAAAGCTTAACACTGATAGATTTTAACAATAGAACCAGACAACGATTACTTTGCAAAAATAGATATACCATTTTAATAATTAAAAACAATATAATTATGAAATACAAAATTAAATACAAAGAATTAACAGAATATTTGAAAACGTTAAAAGAGAGTGATTTTCAAAGAAACAGGCATAATCCAGATGCGGCAATGAAAGAGGGACATTCAATTGATGATATAATATTCTTCAAGATGGATAAGTCCAAAATAACATTAGACACTGTGATTGATTACGGAGCTCCTTTTTTGGTTGATGCTCTTGGCAATGATTTATCAATTATCATTCAGACTAAAAGAAAATATAAATTACCAAATGGTAGAGCTGTGAAAGGTAAATTCGACAGGACATTAATTAATGATTGTCGAAAATTATATGGCACTCCTTTAAATGGATATTGGATTATCCCCGATAGATTCCTAATTGCACAATAATAACATTTATAAAAAACAATATTATGGAACAAGTATTTATTAAATGTCCTGAATGTGGAGAAATTCAACTGCATGTATTTGAAGGTGGTATTTATTTTCAGTGTACTGAATGTAATAAAATTCAACATAACTTCCCAGCGCCACTAAAAGCCCTGTCAATAAAACAGCCGTGGGCATGGTTAATAGTCAATGGATATAAGGATATTGAAAACCGTAATACATTAAAGAATTTTAGGGGTGATTTTTTGATACATGCCGGGTTGCAATTTGATAAGGAATGTATGCATAAATTAGATTTTGATTTAATTATACCTGATGATGCTAGATATAATTACGGTGGTATAATCGGACATGCAACAATAACCGACTCAATAACCAAATCTGACTCACCGTGGTTTAGTGGCAAATATGCATTTGTGATGAAGGATCAGCAAACTTTACCGTTCACACCATGCAAAGGAAAACTTTCATTTTTTAATCCTGAAATACTTTAGCCATGACAGAACAACAATTCAATAACCAATTCTTCCGCAAAGGAATGAGTGTAAAATTAGCTAATAATGCAATTCTGCCGATATTAGGCGTTAATTTTGATACAATGTACATAACGATAGGTAAAGGTGAATGGGTTCATTATTCAAGGTGTGAGGTATATTATAATGAACTTTTAGATTTGTTTAAGGATATAGTTTCACAGTATCTAAAAATATCACCCGAACATGTTGTAAGGAAAATAAGACAGGGACAAAATGCCGTAGCTCGCCATTTATTAATGATTATGGCCTATGATTCTGGGAAATACACTCAACAACAAATAGCTACTTATTGTAATTGTAAAAATCATGATACCGTAACTCATGCACACAGAGTAAGGAGATATGATTATGATATTATTTCACATCTGAAAGTCATTAAAATTGAGAATGGTCATTTGATTAAAAATATTGAAAAGTATAAATGTTTTAAAACCTGATAAAAGTCATTGTTTATGATATTGGGGTTTGGTAAATTTGAATATAATAACTTAAAATTAAGAAAATGATTAAAAGTAGCATTGAAAAAATATCTGAGGGCATAGGTTTTGACATAGCACATTCAGACGATCAAGTACAGGCTAATTTAATAAATGGATTAAGCAGAGGGTTATCTAACTCTATGCAGAAACATGATCGTGAGATGCAGTTATGTTACATAGTCGATAAATTAACACCAGATTCATGTAATATAATTAAAGAATTAGCGGAATTTGTTAAGTTAAAAGAGAATAAATAAGCCTTTGTAAATTTGTAATAAATTAATTAAACAATATTAGCTATGGACAAAGTACCTAAATTAGTCGAAAGAGAAGATGCGTTTTGTGAAAGCATTGATTGCACAAGAAACAAAGCAGAGCAATTTATTTATTGCAGTAAAGATGGTAAATCTATGATGAATTTGCCTTATATTTTACTTGAGTATAAACAGTGGATGATTGAACAAGGTTTTATTAAACAGTTAAAGTAGCTCTTTTAAAATAAGCTCAAAGAAAATAAATAACCTGACAAATATCATATTAATTAACAAATGATATCGCGATATTTGTAGAAACTAATAATTGAAATTATGAATTACGAGAATATCAAAAAAGAACTTTCAAAAATACACCCAGATGCAAAAGTTAACAGATATGTTAATTACCTTATGTTTCTGGAAGTGGAAACTGACAAGAACAAAAAGATTGTTAACTGGTGGTTTAATGATGTCAAAGAACATCAATTCATTGACGTGTACATTAAAGTTGCAATTGACGGGCTATCTATTGATGGTGAAACAATTACACTACAATATAGGAAAAAATTAATAATTTCCTACAATTATCAGGCATATAAAAACAAAGTCCTCCTTATTTATCCTGAGTCTATTTTTGATATGCAATTAGTACATAAGGGCGATAGTTTTTCATTTAGAAAAGAAAGTGGAAAGGTTATATATTCGCATGAAATAAAAGAGCCATTTAAAAGGGATAAAGAAATAATAGGAACTTATTGTATTGTTAAAAATTCCCGCGGAGAGGTGTTGGAAACATTAGAAATGGAAGAGGTGGCGAAGATGAAAAATACATCTAAAATGAAGGGGATTTGGGATGCATGGTTTGGCGAAATGGTCTTAAAGTCAGTAATCAAAAGAGCATGCAAAAGGCATTTCCGGGATATCACAACCAATATGGACAATCTGGACAATGAAGGATATGAGCCTGAAAATGTAACTATTGACTCACTAATTCAAACTAAAATCTCCGAAGTAAAAACATTTGATGAACTTGGAACGCTCTATCATAAAGAAGAGGGAAACGTAAAAGATAAAGTTCGGTTTACCCAACTATTAGGAGATCGCCGAGAAGAACTGAAAGCTGCATTGCCTGAAATTACAGAGGCAGATCATGAAGAAGCTATAGAGATGCTAAAAAGCGGTAAACGACCAAGTCAACTTCTTTTTAAATGGAGAATAGATAAAGATACACAGGAACTCTTAATCTCTAAGGCGGTATGAAAATATACGATAATATAGTGCAACAGTCGCCGGAATGGTTTGAAATTAGAAAATTAAAAATGACTGCATCTCATGCGACTGCAATAGGTAATTGTGGATCAGGATTGGACACATACATTGATGAATTAATATTGGATGTAATCGCACCAGAAGAAAGCTATACATCAAAAGATATGGAACGAGGTAATGAATTAGAGCCTATTGCCAGGTTGGAATATGAATTTAAAAATGATATCATTACTCGTCAGGTTGGATTTATTGAGTATAATAATTATGTGGGGTGTAGCCCTGATTCTCTGGTAGGAGAGGATGGAGGATTGGAATTAAAAGCCAGAAATAATAAAAAACATTTAGCATTACTCAGATACGGGAAAGTTGATTCTGCTACTATATGGCAAATGAACATGTGTATGTTGATATGTAATCGTAAATGGTGGGATTTTGGTTCTTATAATCCAAATTTTAAACACTCTCTGTATCTTCAACGGTTTTCCCCCGATAAAGTCAAATTTGAAAAATTATTAAATGGATTTGGAAAAGGAGAACAAATGATTAAGGATGCACTAAGTAGCGATGCTGTAAATGCTGAACTTAGGAATCTTAAAATAGCATAATTAAAATAATTGTCGTAACTTCATAATTCATAATTCAATTTAGGTTTAGTAAGGTAATATTCATAGAGGCATCACAAAGGTGATGCCTCTATTTTGTGTTTAAATATTTATTTGCTTTTTATTGTGTTTTTATTTGGAGTGTATTACTTTTTAGCTTATCTTAGTGGTATAATTAAAACTTGCAATTATGAAAACTACGGCGATTTTTACGGCAGAACTCCAAAATTGTACATTCTTAGACCAATTTGTATTAACCTCGGCAGAATGGAGTGAATTTGAAAGTGGGACACCTGCATATCGAGTAAAGACGTTTAATGATAGCGGAAAGCTGGTTGGGCGTGAATATGTGTTAAGGAATATGGATAACACGGATGAAGTTTTAGAGGATATGCAAGCCGTTGCTGGTGGATATTATACCGACACTTGCGCAGTAACAAGAAAATAATCCTCCGAGTTCCTGCAAGTCTCGTAGGATAAAGCCAGCCCGATACCTTGCCAGAAGGATCGGGTATTGGTAGTATGAAAAAGAACTACACATTTTATTTAGAAACCTCAATAATAAAGGACAAAGCCAAAGAGCTTGCAAAGAATGAACGCCGGAGTTTAGGAACATATATTGAAACTCTGATTTTAGAGGCATGGGATAAATGGCAAAAGACTATTTGATATGGATTTATCGAAAATAGATAATATCGAATTTGGAGAAGTCA